GGGCTACAACAGCAAGCCTGATTGGTGGGACGGTATGTACAGTGACTTGTCGGTAGGTAACGCACGCCGCTGGACGACCACCATGTGGGATAATATCCTGCTCGGTAGAGTCCCAGTCGGAGGGGTAACACCGAACGGAGCGAATGGTAACGGGTTTGCCGGCCAGACTCAGATTCTATTCAACTCGCTACCGGTAAACATCGGCATTCTACCTACACGCGACCGCATCCTGCCTGACGGGTTGATCCCGCCGTACTGGAATAGCAACAACACAACTGATACGCGCATCAAGCCGCTGTTTGACGCTAACCTCCAACATGAAGTAGTAACCCCGCACCTAGACTCCGAATTCGGATTCAACGGCGAGTGGGAATGGAAGTGGCGTAACTCGCTACAATACGGTTACGACAATCTAGTAACATCGTTCCAAATCGACCCGATGAATTTCATTTCGGCGACGTTTGATGCGCCGCTGGGCGACCTCAACTGCATGACAGTTGACGTTGAGAAGCAGCGTGTTCGTTCGCACCGCGACACTATCTTCCACGGTGATTACGTTGAAGCCACTAAGGCGTCATACCAGTCTAACGGTTTGAACCAGTGGTACGTGCATTACTCTAGACATAATTCGTTTGACGGTGAGAACTCCGAACTTCGTTCAAAGTGGGTTAACTGGTCCGCACCGCTGACCTATCTCTTTGGTTCGTTCATCGACCCGAAGAGCTTCGCGCTATACAATGAAAACTTTGACATCACCAACAAAGACTACAGAGTAGCAGTCAAGAAGACTACAGATGTTGACGTGAAGAGATTGAGCGCGTTACACGCCACTCTACATTCTGTCCCATCGAAATATTCGTTGAATAGAGAATCTGGTATCGGTTGGACGGCTTCGTTCGACCCAGCTTCTGATATTGCTGGTCTCAAGTATCACCCAGTCGAGAACTTCGCTTTCCGAAGCGTCGCCGGCTCTTCATTGTTAGAAATTAATACCTTCGACATGGTCGATGCCGACGTGACTGTACCTCACGCTTATCGCGTCGTAGGCTACAACCAAGCGTTGACACTATCGTCGGAGACGGCATTTACAAACATCAATGGTTTATACTACACCGCCACTGTCACTTTTGACGGGACGAATGTAATCGAACTGGCGATCCCAAGCACTATTCCGAAGGTTTCGGGCGTGATTGATGCTATCAATGCTCAGTTCAACGGTGCCGGTGAAGTTCGTATTGAACTTGGTAACTTGATTGTTGAGAGTAACACCAACGGTGCCGGTTCGAGCGTAGAAATCGTTGACGGTAACCTATTCCTAAGCGTGAACCCATTGTCGTATTCGGGTATCAGTGGTCCGTTGACATCGAACTACGCCTACGGTCGCACCATTTACGTCAATGGCAACTACACTTCACAGTTTTCACGTGGAACAACCTTCACGGTCAGCAATGCTGGTACCCTGAACGGTAATTACAGTGTCGATAAATCAATCTTTGACGTCAGCACTTCCCGCACTAGAATTATCACCGCCGAAGGAAAGACTCTGACTGACGGTGTAACGACCGGCATCATCAAAATCACCAACGGTAGAACCCTACCAGCGGCATGGGTAACTGGCAAAGAAGTGTACATCAATTCGGTTGGGTCTCTACCTGTACCACTTGACGAATACACCCCATATTATGTCATTCGTGTCTCGGACACTTCGTTCCGTCTAGCGGAAACACAGGCGGCGGCTGAGTTCGGTAATGCAATCACAATCGTCACCAACCCGGTAAGTCTCTCTTACGTGGGTAACCTAGAGCGCACCTTCAAGGCTCTCAGCGGTAAGAACACCAAGACCAATTGGCGTCGCCACGCAGCTGACACGCGCTATGTGCGCGACTTGTCGGCTGGTATGATGGTTTCCGGCATCCAACAGATTGTAGATTTCATCGCTGGCTATGAAGAGTATGCTCGTGGTATCGGTTTCGAGTTCATCAACCCGGACGGCGACAATAGAGATTCGGACACTAATCTCTCGAACGGCTGGCAGACTGAAACCGAGAAACTGATAGACTGGATGTTCACAGTGCGCGCTCTTCGTCAAGAAGAGAGCCTACAGTACAATGTAATCCCATCAGCCGCAGATAATACATTCACTTATGTCGATAGTGCCACACTAACGACGGGTACGGCTGTGCTATTGCTACCGGCGGATAATGGTGTATTGCCGACCCGATTCAACAACTACATCGCGCAGAATACACCGTACTATGTGATTCGTACTTCGAACTCCGGAGCTATCCAGCTTGCCGCATCCCAGTTGGACGCCAAGAAGGGTATTGCGATTGACTTCTCCGATAACGGCAGCGGCACCGTATACATTCAGATATACAGAAAGGTTGATGCCCTACCGAGAACAGAACTCAACCCGTTCAAGAGTAACATCTGGGTCAACCACCCGACTGGCATCCTATCGAATGTCACCGATGTATCGGCAACACACTATCCGTCGCGCCAAGTCATTCTAGATAACAACGGCAAGGTAATGACGGTAGCCGACCTACACGTGTTCCGTGAGGACGCGCGTTCGCGCATCGCATTGGTAGGTTCTATCGAAGACCATAACAACTCCAAGTTCGCCTACTCTCGTATCGACACCAATACGCGTAAGAAGGGTAAGAACAAGAAGTACATCTCCGGTCTCGACTTGCGATTTGAAGGCTACGAACACTCGATCATTTTCAATGATCGCGCGGTTGACGGTTCCCTGATTAGTGACAATTTCCTCGGCATTCGCACTCCGCGTTTCTCCGCTGAATTCACACGCCAGACGGAATACACCCTACGTCCGAACATGGGCGGTTTCATCCTTCAGAATGGCGAACTCTCGCAGAACTTTGAATCTGCGGTCACTGATATGCGTTATTACTATGACGCACACACCGCACTAGAGTACAAAGATACGACCTCTATGGTCCGTAGCGTGTTGGGATATGACGGCACAATTGATTACATGAATGCTGTACAAATCAATCCTAAGACTCAGTTCCTATTCTGGCGCGGTATGGTTCAGAACAAGGGTACCAACTTGGCGATTGATGCATTCGCAAACCAGCCGATGTTCAGCACCGCCGCGATTGACGAATTCTGGGCTTATAAGCTCGGCGAATTCGGCGATTCGAAGACCAAAATCTATCCGGAAGTCAAGCTGACTGTCGATGATGTAGTGAAGAAAGAAATCCGTCTAGAATTTACCGGACCGGAAGGTGGTCCGCTAGATGATTCGTTCTCTGAAGTAAAGGTCACCGACGCGTCTAGATGGTGGAACCAGCCGGATGTCATGCGTAGCGTGGCACCGCAGGCATCGTTCTTCTACGACGCCAACGTAACATCAATCATTCGCGACGCCAAGTCCGCACTGTGGACGACTCAGGGTGGAGATGTGGTGCTTCCGCTACACGGCACCCACGACGGGGCTATCATTACATATCGCGAAGTCGATGGTAGTGGTGAACTGAAGTCGATGGTAAGAGATGTTGATTACGCGTTCCTGAACTCTGCAATCATCAAATTCAACGTCGAGCTTGACAGCCTATACGACATCACAGTATCCACTATCTCGTACAATGCACAGTCCAGCGGACCGTCGTTTGTTATTGATAAGACCACAGATGCTATCGTCGCAGAAGTGCCAATCTGGCACCCGGCGATTGGGCAGCATAACCAGTTGGGTTATCACGTTGTAGACGTCGAGACAAAAACCGACCCTGCGGTTTACACCACCAAGCTTGGTCAAGCTGACAGCATCGAAGGCGTTTGGACTGAGGATCACACTGGTAAAGTGTGGATGGACACGTCGCGTGCGGATTACATTCCGTACTACGACAAAGCCATTTTCCATTCCGTGAACGAGCGCTCCTTCAACTGGGGTAAGCTGGCAGACTGGGGTAACATCAAGCTATATCAGTGGACTCAATCTGACGTCCATCCTGACGAGTGGGATGCTAGTGTTGCACTGGATAAGTCGAACGAAGCGAAGCCGCAGTCCGAGAAGAAGGCCGGCACTACGCTGAAGCGCCTATACAAGAATGTAGAAATCGATTCGTTCAATCCGCCGATTTGGGTTGAGTTGAGCGAAGCGCACTACGACTACTTGACTGCTCTGGTGGTAAATGACACCGCAGCGGAATTGGACGGTAATTTCGAAATCTATGTGAACGGTAAGTACGTGATGGACGTTAACCTGTCCGCATACACCCTTCGCGATTTCGTTGACGGTCTGGTACCGACACAGCCTTTGGTTCCTGCTGAATCGTCATACATCCATGTAATCCAGCGCCTACCGGTGCCTACTGCTGAAGAAATGCGTAACGGCCTGTACAAGTACAGCACGCCGTACACTGTGACCACACGCTTCGACCCGACACGCGGCGAATCCTACAATGTGTATCACTTCTGGGTGACCGAGAAGCTTGACGAGATTGTTGTCAATGGAAATCGTTTCACCACGCTGCTACAGGCAGAGCGCCAGCTAGTCCAGAACACCAACCCATACATGATCCTATCGGGTCTACGTCCGGGCGACAGCGGCTACGGCATCGTGTTCGGTAATGTATTTGACGAAGGAGACTTCAAGCTACCATACCGTTACACCCAGTTGATCGTTCGCGGTCTGAATGGCAAGGTAAAGGATGAAGAGCGTTACGCCCTACGAGTTTCCAAGGACTTGACACTACGCGACTCACTCCCATCCGGCGACGGGTTGGAAAACTATTTGTCGAACAAGAATCGCCACGTTGAATGGAAGTTGATTCGCGAGAAGCAGATTTACAAAATTGACCGCTTCTTGTGGGATCGAGTCATCGAGTCCGCAATTGGTCACCGTGTAACTAACGGCGTTCCAGACTACAGTGTAACTCTACCGGCGTTGAACCGTACNGTGTTCGATATGCTACAGGGTACCGACACAAGNTATGGNCTAGGTGTTGAGCAAGTNCTGTCCGAAAAGACGGCAACNCTTAAAACCATCGTCGGTGTCTTGAGTGACCCTAATCGTGTGTTCACCCGCGTTGACGTGGCTGAATTCTTGTCGAGATATGATTTCGAATACAAGTCCGACATCGTAGAAGCTCTGAGCGAAATCTACAACTCGTTCACCTTCGAAGAAATCAATATGATTTTCTTCGCGGTTCTTCACGATGCGATGGCATTCAAGCGTCAATCGAGTGACATTTTCAAGACATCGTGGGTGGCGTTGCAGGTTGCGCAGGTAATCAAGAACGGCGCGAACGCACCGATTACAGACCTACGTCTGGTCGAAGGTGATGTGTGTGGTGTGGATGAGTACGTGGAGCCTCCACAGCCGTCTCTAGCGCCGCCTACGCCGACACCGACGCCTACCAGTACACCAACGCCGACACCGTCTCAGACGTCGTACGTGACGCCTACAGCGTCGCTCACGCCAACTCCTACTCCGACAGTCTCGGTAACTCCAAGCGTTAGCGTATCGGCGTCTGGAACACCTACACCAACACCGACACCGACGATAACTAGAACAGTAACACCGACACCTACGGTAACTCCGACAATCTCGGTGACCCCAAGTGTAACTCCAACAATCTCACTAACTCCGTCCGAAACACCGGCACCGTCAGTAACTCCGACGCCATCGGGAATCCCAGAGGAAGAGCCGATGGGATTGCTATGGGACGGCATTCTATCGTCTCCGGGCGAATAACAGGAACGTAATACAATGGCACAATATCCATCAAACGTGAGCAGCGAAACGTATCATTACGACAGTCAAATGCGTAATTACATAATTCAGTTCATGGCTATTTTCTCAGGGATGAAGGTTTCGGTTGGTGAGAACGATTTCACCAAGCAATCTAAGCTCATTGACGTTCCTGTTCGTTATGGTAGCGCTGACCGAGTTGTCAACGCTATCAAAACCGAAAACACTACCAACATGCCAATTCGTCTACCGACGATGGCGGCATATTTGACTGGTATTCAGATGGCACCTGACGCTCGCGCGGGTGTGAATGTCGTGGAACGAAAGACTTACCTTGAAAGAGGTAGAGCCTTCCCGAGTGACCTACGAGTAATCGAAAGAGAACGCCCTATCCCGTACCGAGCAATTTTTGATTTGAGTATCTTCGCGTCGAATACCGACCAGCATTTTCAGATGCTTGAGCAAATCATGACACTTTTCAACCCAATCCTGCAAATCCAGACATCGGACGACGCTCTTGACTGGAAGCGTTTGACCACGGTCGAGCTTGAAAACATCGGGTTGGAAGAGAATTACCCAGCCGGCGCGGACTCTAGAATTATTCAATCGACAATGACCTTTGTAGTTCCGATTTACATGGCACCACCTACGGTAATTAACCGCAATTACATCGCGGCCATCAAAATGCGTCTGGCTGCTATTGCGGGCAATCAGGAGCTTCTGGAAGTGGTTTCGGACATCAATCGAGAACTCCCTCCGTACGAGGAATTGATTGACGCTGGGACTATGGATTTCCCCGACCCGTAAGAGATTTCGACCGTCTTTTTGGCATTAGCAATAAATAACTATAACAACCATCTAGAGATATTCTAAGGAGATACAAAGATGACAACTTTAATTAGTCCGGGCGTAGATGTACAAATTCTACACGAAGACTTCTACGTTTCTGGCAACGCAGCTACTGTACCATTGATCTTCGTTGCCACGGCTGACGAAAAGTATCAGGCTGACGGTGTAACCCCGGCTCTAGGAACATTCGAACATGGCGTGCTTCGCACTGTCACTTCCATCCGCCAAGCGGCTGACCTATACGGCGTACCGAAGTTCTGGTTCTCTGTTGACGGCTTCCCGCACCACGGTGATGCTCGCAACGAAGTGGGTCTAGACGCTCTAGCCAAGGTACTCGAAGTCAACCGCCGCGCATATGTAATCCGCGCAAACGTTAACTTGAACGACAACCTTGCAGACCTAAAGGCACTATGGACCAAGAAAATCGCCGAAGCTGGTGATTACTTGAACGACCTAGTCGCTGACTATATCGCACAGTATAATGAATTGAACGGTTTCTACCCAGCTGACGCTGGCTACAAGGTAACTGTCAGCAAGACTGTATTGAAGAATCTACTTCAGGAAGCACTAGCCGAGACCTTCTCGTCTTACTCCTTCAGCAAGGACGCTTTTGAAGTATCATTCCTTGAAGACCACAGCGTAGCAAAGGCTGGTTATCAGGACGTTCTCTTCCAGTCTTACGCGGGTTATGTAACCGGCACAGACATCACTGGCCTAGAAGATGACGTATTGTACGGCGCTCAGGTAGAAATCACTTCTGCTAGTGGCACCGAGACGTACGACCTATTCTTCACCGGCTCCGACGTGACCACCTTCGCGGATTTGGTTTCGGAAATCAACACTGTAATCGCTGGCGACGGTGTCGCTTCTCTTGTACAGGGTCGTATCCGCATTAAGTCAACCCTAACAGGCGCTACATCCGAAGTAGAAATCGTAGCAGACGGCGTGACTGGCAGACAGCCACTATTCTCTTCCACCAACCTATTCGAGCGTATCGCTACGAAGGTAACTGGTAAGGGCGTATTCAGCCTAGACGTCTATGACGCAGACTACACCAACGTGGTAGACGGTTACGACGGTCTATTCAGCCTAGTTGAAGCATGGTCCACTGGCGTAACTGTTGGTGAAACCGACGAATTCACAGCAAGCGAAGCGGAAGGTCTGCTACTTGCAGCCGCTGCAACGTTTGACGACACGAAGGAATTCCGTTCGTTGACATCCTTGGGTGCTAATGACGCGTCTCGCCGTGCAGAAATCGTTCGTGCGCTACAGGAAGCGGTCAACAACCCTTACTCCAACGCTCGTTCGGAAGCTCTTGAATACAACATCGCAATCGTTCCGGGTTTCCCAGAGCTAGCAGACGAACTACTTCGCCTCGGTCAAGATATGTTCGAGGAAATCTTCCTAATCGGCGAAACTCCGGTTGACAAGCCACCAGTTGGTCCAAACAGCATCGCGAATTGGGCAGTAAGCGCTGGTCGTGCAACAAATGACAGCATCGGTTACTGGTATGGTCATGGTATTACTTCGAACCTAGACGGTCGTGATATCCTCACCACCGCAGGTACCACCGCACTACGTACCCTAGCTTACAGCGACAGCGTAGCTGAGCAGTGGATTGCCCCAGCTGGTCCGACACGCGGCCTATGCCCTCACGTGAGTGATGTTGGTTATGTTTCTGGTGCGCTTGGCGGCCCAACAACTTTCGTACGCGAATGGTTGGATGGCGGTACTCGTGACGAATTGTACGAATACCCGAAGTGCATCAACCCGATTACCTACATTCCGGGCCGTGGATTCCTCATCATGGGCCAGCGTACAGCTTCCCCGGTACAACAGGCAACGGACCGCGTAGCAGTTTCCCGTCTGGTTAAGTACATCAAGCGTCAGCTTCGTAAGTCGCTATTCGCCTACCTGTTCGAGCCAAACGACGAAATCACCCGCCGTAACGTAAAGGCAGCAACTGACAACTTCTTGTCAACGCTGATTGACCGTCGCGGTCTGTACGACTTCGCAACCATCTGCGATGATGAAAACAACGACGCGCAGACAATTGATAACAATGAGCTACACATCGATATTGCTATCAAGCCAGTCAAGGCGGTAGAGTTCATCTACGCTAAGGTTCGCATCGTACGTTCAGATGCGAAGATTGGTACCAACAAGAGCTAAACTAAAAGCCCCGAAAGGGGCTTTTTAGTATGTAATAAAAAAGGGCCTTTCGGCCCTTTTTTTATTCTGCTTCTGGCTCGGCCATTATTGGCTTGACAGACGAAGTGAAGTAAGTCTTCAACCTAGAGTCGAGCTTACTAGAAAGCTCTTTTTGTAGATGCTCAAACTTCTTGAACCCCGGCAACTTCTTGACGATACCAAGGAACTCGGCTTCGCTCGTACCAAGATACTCTTTCTGTAGGTTCTTGATCGACAGCTTGGTGGTTTCGGTCTTGATAATGTTAGCGTTATTGTTCACTTGGCTTTGGACTTCTTCAGCAGCTTTAGTGTATGCTTCTACATTACTCTTGGTGAACTCGGCAATCAATGCATTGTAGTTGTCTTCGAAGTTAGAGTTGTTGTCAACTTCGACTTCAGCATCATGCTTAGGGTGGTCGGCCAGATGGTCATGGATGTTCTGTAGATAAGAGACAAAAGCGGTCACAAATCCGTCGAAAATGTCCTTTTCTGATAGTAGCGAGTCAATTTTCTTACGTTCCGGGAGCTTCTTGGTATCGATCACGATAACCGGAGCGCCTTCCTTGGTCTTACCCAATTTGACACTAATCTTCTCAGCCTTACGGATCACAACTTTAAGGCCATCGTACGAGCCTTTGTGGATCATCGGACCGACTGAAAATCGAATGTCAGAGTCATTCATGTCCACATGACCATTATCAACCATGTTGATAATCTTATGCAAGACGAGGGTGGCCTCAGTTTTTAGATTCTTGTTCTCGGTGAGATATGTGGAAAATCGCATAATAGCCTCATGTGTTATGTGTATATTTATCTCACTCTGCGTTTCTGAACCTTTTTGTAGAAAATCATCACTCCACCAATAAATACTTATAACCGAATTTAGGCGGAAGTATTTCTAAGGAGATTGAAAATGGCTGTAATTACAGATATGGGCGTAACACCGAATGCCGGTGGCATCATCATGCCGATGCTCAAGAACAAGTGGAAGGTTGAGTTCTTCAACATTGGCGGTAGCCGTGGCGAAACAAGCGGTAGCGTGTCGTCTGACGTGTTGACGCTTCAGGCCATTACCGGTGATCGCCCTAAGTTGAGCTTTGAAGAAATTCAGCTTGATCGTTACAACTCGCGTGCGTGGATCGCAGGTAAGCACATGTGGGAGCCAGTATCCTTCACGTTCGAAGCTGACATCAGCGGTCGCGTTGCAAACGTACTTCAGGAACAGCTAGAGAAGCAGCAGGCATTGATTTCCCGTAATGCTGGCCGCGTAATGAACACTGCCGTTTCTGGTCAGATGTACAAGTTCTCGATGTTGGTTTCCATGATGGACGGTGACATCACCCCGCTAGAACAGTGGGCTTATGAAGGCGTCTGGATTCAGAACATCGACTACGGTGACCTCGACTATGCAGCTTCCGAAGCATTGAAGCTACCAGTCACATTCCGTTTCGACCACGCTCGTCAGGTAATCCTAGGCCAGTCTGGTAAGGCAACTGGCGGTCCAGCACCATTCGCGCTAACACGCTAATCACGGACGGTTAAAGTACAAGGATGTACACATGAGGCTCGGAGAAATCCGGGCCTCATTCTTTATAAATACACTAGGAGACAATTATGCCTAGAATCACTGAAATCTCAGACAAGTTCTTTAGCCGTACGGATGACGGTAAGACTTTAGCCGAATTTGCCGATGCCCTCGTTCCGCGAGACGCTAATATCGGCGAACTTGGTATTAATTTGACAGTGTCTGGTGATTTCGTCTTGAACGGCGAGAGTGTATACCAATTGGTCGCTGACCGTGGTACCGGCAGAATCTACGACGGGCTAAAATCCCTCGAATCGATGTCTCGGGTTATTCGCGGTATTGGCGCTGGGTCAACAACCATGTTTGATTCAAACATCATTGCATACACCCCGAATGATATGAAAACCGCGTCTATTGATGTGGCTATTGTGATAGTACACGCGAATCTTGGACTGAGCAATATTTACCCCTATGCGAAGGCTATGGGCCTACAGGAAGTGGCCGCATACGATAAATTCGCTGCGACTATCGCTCGACAGGTCAGGGCGGGTGGTTTCAAAACGGAAGACCACATAACAGAAGCGCTACTTCGAGTTAAGAATCTCGTTAAGGCTGCGCTCAACGCGAAGGTAGTTAAGTAATGCAAAACTGGAAATTAATCAACGACTCGGCGCAAAACTCAATCGATGATATGGGTAGCCGCAGCCGCGTCGCTGACATCGCCGACTCAGGGTTTGCCTCCGGAAGCCACCCTAAACTGAAGTTCAACTTTACGGTTGACTTGGAGTTCCGAATCCCGATTGAAGGTACAAGTTCGCTTGTTGGTTCCAATCGAATGGAAGGCTTGAACATCCCACTTAAAACAGCGACACGCCCGTCCCCTACCATCGCGTATACTGATATCAATTACTACAATTACCGTACAAAGGTAGCGACAAAGACCGATTATGGTATGTGTTCATTGACGTTCTACGATGATGCCGATGACAAAGTACAAGCCCTTTACAAGGCTTATCTAAACCACGCTAGCCCGATTTCCAATCTGACCGCAAATATGGAGCTTGATAGAATTCCAGAGATTCCATTCGGACAGTTGTCTTCCTTTGGTAAAATGCCAAGCAATGCGGCAAACGGCCTTATCAGAGTAATTAGATTACACCACTTCTACTACCGCAAGAACCGGTTCATGCGGACGACATATACTTGTATGAATCCAAAAATAAACTCATTCCAGCCGGACGATTTGAATATGTCTGAAAGTGATGTAAACACTATCACACTAGAGTTCAACTATGATGGACTCAACATCGCAACTAGTGTTGCCGGCTAATGTACGCCGGCAAAACTAAAACCGGTCAGTTTGTGCCTCGCAACCCGGAAAAGTACGTTGGGAAGTCCCCTACTATTACATATCGTTCAAGCTGGGAACAGCGAGCGTTAGAGTTCTTCGACAATAACCCGAACGTTGTTCGTTGGTCTTACGAAGACATCACCATCCCTTACCTGAAACCAATGGAGAACGGGAGCCTCAAGAAAGCGAATTATATCCCAGATGCGTATGTTGAATACTACAATAGACGCGGTGAGCTTAAGCGCGAATTACTTGAGATTAAGCCAATGAAACAGACGAAACGCTCTCGTACCCGCAACGTTAATCAGAAAATGTACGAGAACTACGTGTATGCTGTCAACCAGTGTAAATGGGAAGCCGCGCAGCGTTGGTGTGCAATGCGTGGTATTGAGTTTAGAATCATTACTGAAGTGTCCATTTTTGGCGCGTGATAGCGCCTCTAAGCATAAATATATCAAAATGCATCACAATAGGAAACCAAGATGAGAATTAACGACCTTCAAGAGGATGGGAGCGGCTTCGTCGGCAGCGCTAATATTGCCGGAAACCCAGCCCCATCGCGTACCCCAATGCGTCGTCACGATGTCCGTAGTGGTGACCACGCGTGGCACAGCGAGAAGCGTGAACAGCGTGACCAACGTAATGACCCAGAATACCAGCGCCGTGCTGAGCTTGAAGGACAGCAATCCACCAGTTTACAGGCAGCTAGAGCTAAACTTGCAAAGCAGCGTTCCTTCTTCGGACGCCTGAAGAGCTTCCTTGCTAACAAGCAGCGTGGTGGTAACTTCCGCATCAGTGAATCGTTTGACATGCAAGATGTAATGTCGCGCCTTTCCGGTCTGGAAGCCGATGGTCGCGCGGGTGATGCGACTGTGTCCTTCGGTATCGAAGATGATGACGGTAACCTAATGAAAGTTACCGTAAGAGCAGACCAGTCTGAAGAATTCGAGGAAGCGCTAGCGAATGAACTAGCTGACGCCGCTCGCCGTAAAGAAGTTACAGGCGAAGAAACCAGTATTTCCATGGCGGAATTGCTATTGAAGCTAAACGACCAATTTGACATTGTCGATGCCAGCTTCCCAACCATCCCAACCGATGGCGTCTACAATGCCGATAAGGTACAATACGGCGTGGCAGACACCGGTCAGGAAGAGCTAGGCAACGGTCTAGACGCATTCCCGGACGATGGTATGGGTGGTGACCCGATGGCAGCTGGTGGCGATCCTATGGGCGCTGAAGGCGACCCAATGGCCGCTGACGGCATGGGAGCAGAAGGTGACCCGATGGGCGCTGAAGGCGACCCAATGGGCGCTGAAGGCGACCCAATGGCCGACGATGGCATGGGCGGTGACCCGATGGCAGACGACGGTTCGGTTGAGGACTTCCCAGCTGACGAACTAACACCGGAAGACCCTGAGCAAAGTGTAATCGTTTCGATTCTAAACATGCTCAAGGCAGAAGCTGAGACACGCAAGGCGGAAGCTGATGCACGCGCTGAAGAAGCTCGCGCAAAGCAGGCCGAATTCACCGCGATGGCGTCGAAGAACGCAGTAGCGCAGGAAGAAGAAGTCGCGCGTATGGAAGCCGAAATCGAAGCACGCAAGGCCAAGGAAAAGGACGCTAAGCGTATTTCAGATTTGGCTCGCTATCGTGTTACTTCCGCTTCTGGTCTGGGCGAAGGCGCTAAGCTATCATTCGGTCAGTTCCTAGACGTCAAGCTTGACCTAGACACCGTGCTGGAATTTGAAGAGTTTGACACTGTTCAGTCTCTTAGCCGTCAGCGTAGCACCTTGCGCCTGAAGTACGCAGTACAGCCGGGTGATAACCCTAACACTGTACGTTACAAGCGCGAAGCGCTTATGACCGCAACCCGTGAGCTAGATGCTAAGATTCGTCATGCTCACGCGGCGAAGCAGTTCCGCGACGCTGAAGCGGCTGAGAACGCCAAGAAGCCTCAGCAGGGTCAGCCTACCGGCCAGCTACCGGGCCAGAATGGTC